AAGCACCACCTGCATTATCACCAATTAAAGTATTGTCCGAGCCTGTGGTAACAGCATCTCCCGCAGCATATCCTACGGCAGTGTTGTCTGTTCCAGAACTATTAGCGGTTAAGGCTAAAGTTCCAACTGCGGTATTGTCAGCAGCCGTTGTCGCTACTAATAAAGCACCTGATCCAATCGCTACGTTATTTCCGCCTGTGGTTAAAGCACCACCTGCATTGTCTCCTACTACAGTGTTGTCAGAACCTGTAGTAACAGCATCAAGGGCTGCCTCACCTATCGCTACGTTATCCGTACCTGTGGTTAAAGCTGTTCCTAATGATCCGCTTCCTAATCCTACGTTACCTGTTCCACCTGTTAAATCTAAAACGTCAGTAACGGCAGCACCTGAACCAGCACCATCACAAACAATCATCTTTATTCCACCATTAGGAATAACTACGTTTGAACCTGTTCCTTGTGAAATAGTTACTGTATCACCAGCACTGTTTTGAATAATCCAACATTTATTAACTGTGTTGGGTGCTAAAGTTACAGTACAGGCTTGTGATAAAGAACCTGAAAGAGTAAGTGCCATTGCTCTAGCAGCATCACTGGTGCCATCTTGCATAGTGACAGTTGCTGTAGAAGCATCAGACAGTGATTCAGTTCCGCTACCAAAAGCTTCTGCTATTAATTCTAAATTTGTATTTGTTGTCGTACCCCAAGTTCCTGACGCGTCACCTGTCGCCATTTCGTTGAGTCTTAGATCATTTACGTATGTACTTGCCATTTTTTAAATCTCCGTTTCGATTATATTACCTTTTTACCATATAGTTAAGCAACTTCTTCCCATTCTGGTGTTTGAGAATCTGAAACTGCTGTCCAACTTGGACTTTGACTATCGCTAACTCCTGTCCAACTTGGATCTTGTCCGGGAATAATTTTACCCCAAACCAGAAGTTGGCTCACATGTCCTGTTCCATAAACACCTGTGATACTTACGTTAGCAACTGCATTAATTGTTAAATTCCCAATTGCTCCTGTGTTTGCATCGGACGTAATTGAAATTACGTTGTTTGAAACAGTGCTTACACTTCCTAGTGCAGTTGTTCCAACTACAGTAGTTGGATAAACATTAGCATCACAAGTAACTGTTTCGTCCCCTTGCGATATTGTAGAAGCAGTACCACTAACACTAGTTAAGGCTACTCCGTTAGCTACAACTGTGCCAACGGCACCTGTTGCTGCTAGACCTGTTTCACTTACATTAGCATCAGCACTAACACTTTCAGAACCTAAAGCCGTAGTTCCCGCTAATCCAGTAACCGAAACATTAGCAATTCCTGTGGCTGTGAGGCTTCCTACTGAACCTGTGGCCGAAACTCCTGTTTCTGTTACATTAGCGTCACCACTTACAGTTTCAGATCCCAGAGCCGTAGTACCTACAACCCCTGTTTCTGTTACATTAGCTTGTCCTGTGGCTGTAAGTGAACCGACAGAGCCTGTACAATAGACACCAGTTTCTGTGATGTTTGCATCACAACTAACTGTTTCTGTACCTAACGCAGAAGTCCCTGCAAGCCCTGTAAGGTTTACAGTTACATTAACTACCGCAGGCTGACCCCATGGACCAGACCCCCAGGTACTTCGACCCCAACCAGCCATTGGAGTTTTATGCTATTCTAATTACAGCGTTACTTGCATCTGCTGTTGGAAAAGATATTGTAAAACTTCCAGCTGTAGAAGTTTTATCTCCTCCAAAATCAAATACTGCTACCGCAGGATCACCTGATGCTGTATCGTTGTAAATCATACAACCTCTAGCTGTAATGGTAGCTGTACCAAAAGTTAAATCAGCGAAATCTGTAAACGCAGTAGTTCCAGAAGTAGTTGGATCAACATTTGTTAATGCTGCTCCACCCGCAGTATAGTTTGTCCCTGATGCTTCTTGGTTTGTGCTATACGCCGTAGTTGCTGCCGTCATAGTTGCAGAACTTGTATATAAAGCCAGCTTAAAAGAGTTACCTCCCGAAGCTTTAAAATTATGTACTGCTTGCAAAAGTTCACTTTTGAAAGAAGTACACATTGCTTGTGTAATTGCCATTATAGTCTCCTAATAATATTTGCTAGGTCTTTTTGACCTTGTTTCTCTAATTGATTACATATTGTACACATGTGATTTTTTATTGCCTCATTCATATAATACGTAATGACGTTTTTGCACGCTTCTCTAAAAGCGTGTGCTTGTGCCCTAATGGGTGCAGGGGCTTCGTCGCTAATAGAAACTAATCTTTTAGTGGCCATTTCCGCAACTTCTTCTACAGTGTGCCCTCTGTAATCTGTCGTAGTAACTCCAAGGTTACCAACTTTTGTTTCTGAATCAAGTGAAAACATTAATACTCCTTTGGTTCTGGTGGTAAATCATTTCTATCTATCATCTGTGGTTTACTAGGTGTTTCTTCTTTAAGCACCTCTGACCATCTACAAGTTTGTATTGTACCCTCTTTTACATACGTAACAACTGGGTCCTCTAAACGGTGATAACCATACAGTTTTTCTTTTATATCTACGTTAGTTTCTAATAAATTTGAACGAGGAGCGATTGATATTTCTATGTTGTTTTCCATACATTTTGCAAGCCAAAACTCACAGCACGCCTTCCCGGACTCAGCATAGTGCATGTTTGTTTTATAAGTAAAATCAACCCCAAATACTGTTAAACAACTTATTTTATTCCATAGTGCAAAAGCTATAGCGTAAGCTACTGTGTTATTAAGATAAGCACAACCTAAATCAGCCACTAATGCAGCTAATGGAAATTCTTCTGCGTAAGGCACTCTTTCATCTAGCTCGCATGTATAAATCGGATAATCTGCCCGCGGTAAATATTTTCTCATCATCGGAGTCATACTTCCCGCATCTTCTGTGTCAAAAAACCTAGACATAGGATCTAGAATAAAGGCTCGATCTATTCTTGGAAGAACTCCGATCATAGCGTTTACGGCCCATACTTCGTCAAACAATACACTATGAACCTGTGATAAATGAAAATCTATTTGGCTTTGACCCATTGCCACAAGTGCAACATTCTTCCCCTCTAGGTCTTCTATAGGCTTGTCCAACATTAAGTGGTGGGTATTCTAACTTGATCGTATCTGTATTGACTGTGTGTTCCAGCTCCCTCAGCAGTATTTTTAAGTCTTGCGAGGGCTTCCTGAAATCTTTGTTCGTATGTAGCTAACTCTGCTGGGTCCATTTTCAAAAATATTGAAGCTTCTGCTAAGCAGGCATATAGCAATGTTGTTGGAGCGTTAGTAGATAGCCAAGTAGTTCCGCTATCGGCTCCGTCTGTGATTGATGCTGGTCTGTAGAAATAATGCAACTCAAACGTATAGTTAGCATCAGGAGTTGGTGCTAGGATAAAACTATCACTATCAAATTCCCCATAGTATTTTGGTCTTCCTGTTACTGAACCAGAAGTTGTTGGCTTATAAGATCTCATAAAACTGGTTTGTTTTAAATTAAGGAAATGATATTTATCGCTATCTATTACAGCTAAACTAAAAGGAGCTAAGAAATCATCTGGCATTCCTAGATAAGCTGTCCCTGAAGAAGCTGTCCCAGTTACGTTCCTTTTGAAATTGTCTAGCCAAACTCCTTTTAATATCCTTTCTTCCCCTTGCTTAATAATAGTTGTAAGAGTGTCTACAAAAGTAGTTTCAGAACTGTCTACATAGTTCTGTATTGCTGTTTTTAATTGACTGTATGTAAATCCTGTTCCTGCCATTATACTGGTCCTGCTGTTACTTTATCCCCACCACCTGTGATGTCTCCTGTTGTGGCGGTTCCACTAGATGTAAATTTATATTCGTTTGCATCTACTACTGTTATTGTATATCCACTTGCGCTCTCAAGTACAGTAGTTGTTATTCCATCAAATGCTTCCGTAGATCTAAACCTAACTGTATCGCCAGTGGTTCTGTTATGTTTGAACTCCGTTACAGAAATTACGCTATTCGCCCCCGCATCTCCGCTTCTAAATGGGTTTAATGGTAATAGAGTATTTGCTGGGCCTACTGAACATTCAACTCCTCCACCTCTTGTCCCACTCGTCCCGGTACCAGATGAAGCTGTAAAAGTGTAAGTATTATTGTAGTAATTCAATATGTTAGTGGTGGGGTTAGCCGTGACAGTTATAGAGTATCCATCTGGATCTGTTATCACACTTGAGGTAAACCCATCAAAAGCGTCTACATTTCTGAATCTAACTTTATCTCCCGTGCTACGTCCATGATTATCCTCGAACACCGTAATGACTGCACTTCCTTGTGTAGTCAAAAACGGATTATTCGTTAGTAATACTTGAGAAACAGGTTCCGTACGATCTGGTCTTGGATTTAGCACTGCTTCAGGATCTGCACCAATTGGTGGTGGATCTAGTTGAGGTTGTTTTATATCAAAGCATTCAGGACAAGCTTTATACCCATCCCATTGTTCCTTTAACTGTTTAAGACGATACCGTTGACCACAAGTATCGCAGATCCCCCATGTATGTTTTCCCGCTGCAAAGGCCATTCAACCCTTCCTTAAAACACTTGTCTAGGAGGTAAAAATCTTGAACTTACTGTATCAGTATCCTCGAAAGCTGCTCTATCAAATTCTTCATCATACACTTGCTTCAACAGCTGTATTCTATCTGGGGCTCTTTTCATAGCTAAATAATAAGCTAGGCCTGCTGTCATGCAAGGTAAGAACCTAAACACAGTCTCCATGTTATTTGTATAGTCCCCAGCATCTTGCATTCTAGTTAAAGCGTAATAATAAATTACATCGGTAGAATTTTCAGGAGCTGGGTATACATACATTCTTGGTGTTATGTGCCTCTCCAAAAAGAATTGAGTAGGTCTACTTTTACTGTCCTTGTTGGGAGTGTAGAGATAATCCGATCTGCTCAACCTCTGCATTTGATAATCTGTGCTATCACGTTGGATAACCGCAGAAGTAATATCAACTATATCGGTTCCTAGATCATAGTAATTAGTTCCTTCTGTAACCGTAAAGTTACTTTTGGTAATTAACCACTGATTTAACCCTCTATTCGCCCATTCAGCGATAAGTAGATTTAACGAACGACGTGCAGTCTCTAAATCGTATCCAGTACGAAGTTCAAGACCGCATCGTTCGTATGCCTCTTCAATAAGCTCGTCTACACTAAGATCAAATGAAGTAGTCTCTGAAGTGGCCATACCTTAGTACCCACCAATAGTTTTAGACTTCTTCTTGCCTTTCTTTATGACACCGCCTTTCTTATAGCTATCAGTTTGACTCCAATCATAGCCTTCTTGAGTGCTGCGTCTTCTACGTGTTAATCCAGGCATTGGATCTCCTAGTTATAATATGCAACAAAAAAGTCACAATTAGTTAAAGCTACATAAGCTCCACTTTTGAAGTAACAACCCAGATTTGGTATGTAGTGATCGAAGGATTCGTTCGCTGCTGAACCAAATTTAAACTGAGCTATTATTCTTGTGCTACTGGCACTTGTACCATCATAAATGATGATAGTCGCATCGGCGGCACTAGATTGAGCCTGTACAGACTGTATTCTTAGTGAACCTAAATTTGTAGCCGTTCCCGCTCCAGAAGATCCTATGTATCCCTGTAATCGTCCTGAACTTGTTAAAGGGACGGATGCTTTTACGTCTGATCCCATGTTAGTCTCCTA